ATGTGACCATAGATCTTTTAGTAAGTTCATAGAACCTCCTTTGTTAAGTTGAGGATTATACTATTTTACGCCTTTAAATGCTACTTTTTTAATCTGCATGTTGCTAGTTTGACCCTTTGGACCTGCGCCTTTGTTGTTTTTTACAACAAAAGCAGGAAAAGTCATTGCAGCATCAGAACCCACTTTCATGTTAGGAAAAGGGTTTTTTTGAGATACAGTAGTCATTTTTGCATTTTTAAACTTCATGTTATCCTCTCTTTTTAGATTTAGCCATGCCACCTTTTTTCATAAAACCTAATTTATTACGAACGGGTTTTGGCAATTTTGGCAATCCTTTATTAGATTTAGGTACGGGTTTTAATCTTTTTTTCATTAATGGTACGTTATATTATTTTTTTCAATTAAAAAAGATTTATTTACCATATCAAAAAACATTTCTGCTTGATCTGATGGCATTTCTTCATGAAGTAATATTTTAGCAACGTTTATTAAAGACGTAGCAAATTCAACGGCATCTAAATTTTCCGTGTCTATACGGTCGCGCACACTTTTATAGATACTATAACCATTGTCTTTTATAGTTTTAAGATCGTCTTGTGGCATTCATTTTCTCCAAAGTTATAGCAGCTCTAAGTTGAGCAATGTCCTCAGTTGAATCAATTTTCTCATCCTGTAACTTTTCTTTTTGTTTTACTTTTAATAAATCTAAAGCCATTTGATTTTCATCTGCATTTTCTTTTCGTCTTATTTCTGCTGCTTGAAGATCTAATTCTTTTTTACGCAATTCAACGAGACTATCTTCACCCATGCCTTCCATCATTTCTTGTTCTTCCGCAACCATGTTGTTTGTCATCTCGGCAATTTGTTTTGCAATAGCAGATTCTATCTGCATCTGCATTTGTTGTTGCGCTTGAGGATCTTGTTGCATCTGTTGCATCTGAGGAGCCATTTGTTCCATTACAGTTTGTCTCGCCATCAATGAAATATGTTCAGAAACATGTGCTTGTAAAATACTCATTACAGGTAAATTACTTTTGACTAGCATGCTTGACATAAAAGCACGGTGTGCATCAATATGTGCTTGATGATCCTGACCTTCAAATGCTTTAAGAGGCCTGCCCAATAAAGAAATAGAATTCTCGAGTCCTGGATCTGTTGGTTGTGGTTGAGGCGGGGGAGGAAGAAGCGCCTCAATATTTTCCACTCCCAATGCAAGATACATACGGCGGTATGCTTCTTGCAAATTGTGAGACTCGGGATTACTCTGAGCCAATTGCAATTGTAACTGTGCCATTGCCACTCTTTGTGACATAGAAAACATGTTGGGATCTGACACAGGAACAACATCTATTCTGTCGTCAAAATCTGTTTGTTTAACTGTCTGATTTCCACCAACAACTTGATAAGGATATTCCCCTGGCAAACTTGTACTGAAAACTCTAGCTAATAATTTAAATTCTATTTTTTGTGCGTAATGTAATCTCTTATGAATAGCGCTCATAACTTTTGCGCCTTGTTCCATCATTGCTAAAGTTGTACCAACTGGAGCATTTGTATTTGTTTCTGCAATTTTCATGTCAGCTACGGCAGCGAAACGCTTACCTGCATCTACACAAAAACCTAAGAGTTGAAATAATACTTGGTCGGGTCCTTTATAAGGTAAAGGTAATAATCCTTGGCGCAAGTCTCCACCCGGTGCATCCACGTCTCTAAATTCTCCTGGCTGTAAAGGACTGTCGTTATCTCTGATACGTAATCCTCTTGCTTTAAAGCCTGCTGGCAAGTTTGATAATGTTCCCGCATCAATAAGTTGACGGAGCGTGGAAGTAGCCGTTCGTGATAAGCCCCCCAACATATGGATAAGACCAAAACCGTAAAAGCCAAGACCAGGAAGGAACTTGTAGTGAACGAAATATTGTATTTTTTTCTTAAGAGGATCTTCTTCTTTGTAATTTCTGTAAATAGATAAGATTTTCCCTGAGCCTTCATCGATTGTAACAACGTATGGCAGCTCTATACCTGTTTCTTCCCCAGTTTTCGCGTCTTTATCTTCGAACCCTGGTATGTCTAAATTGCAATGTATTTCATACAAAGTATATGCGTTATCCGCATATTCTGTTCTATCTACGCCCTCTATTCTGTCGTATTTTGCCTGTATTTTACTCTCTTCGTCACTCTCTTCCACCTCAATATCCCTGTAAAACCCTGAATTCTGCAGTTTTCTAAGCTCATTTCGGTTCATTTTAACAATTTGACCTACTCTTTCCGCTGTTTCTAGGTCTGTTGCCATGTAATTAACAACTAAATCTTCACTTGGAATAAATTTTGACACACATTGTGCCTTACCACCGTCATAATACACCTTTTTAAAAGCAGATCCTGCTAAAGGTAGGTGAAATAGCAGTTGATCCATGTCTGGAGTGTAGTCTTCCATGACTGTAGTAATCTGATAATTCATAAAATCTTGTACTCTGTCCGCCTGCGCGATAATTTCTGGTGTTTCCACACCTAAAATAGATGTTTTTACTGGTCCTGCTGGCGGAAGCATTTCTTTAAATGCCTGTGCTTGAAATTGTGTAACTGATTCTGCTAATAATGGGTGTGTTACACCACTAGCGCCCTGAAAAGGCTGTGATCTTTCATCATATTTAAAGCCCAAAAGATCTAATCCTTTAACATACGCATCTTCCCACTCGGACCGTGATTCGCGATCCATCTTAAAATCACCAACTAAATCGGTAGAGATAGAGTTTAAATCGTCATCTGAGAGAATGTCTGCCAAGTTTTCGTAAAAATCTCCTGTTGATCCTGCCTTGTTTGGATCAAAATCAATAGTAGCGCCGCCGTCTTCTTCTTGAATAATATCAATGTCTGGATCTTGTCTAGCCTGCTCAAGGAAAACTTCTGTGTCCGCGTCGCGCGGTCCGTCAACTTCTCTAAAATCTGGTATTGGTTGTATCTTTTTATCAACGGCCATTATGTAATCCTTGTTTTAGTTCGTTTGCCTTTTTTCATTCTTTTAAATCCACGAGGCGTGATTAATCCACCACGTTTCCCTTTTCGCGATTCAACGAGCGTTGGATTAATACTAAATAATTCTGATTCAATTTCTATAATTTTATCATCATCATCGCCTGATATAGCGTCGCTCAATAAATCTAAAAGTTGAGCTACTCTTGATGATCCTTTTTCTGCCATGTGGCCTCCTAATAATAATTTCGTTGCATTCCTATTGCTAACTGCTCCGGTTCATAATCTTCTGGATGAACCACAAAATTACCTTGGCGGAACCTTAACATAGCTTGGGTCATGCTGTCTACTAAATCATCATGTTCCCCAAATGGAAAAGCCGCACACTCCTCCACCATCTCTTCTGCCCATCTTTCATCTGGACGCCATACCATACCGGCCTCAAATAAAGGAGCAACAGAATTGACTCTAACGTGTTTATCATTTCCTCGGCTCGGTGTAAAGTTAACAACGGGAATTCCCATTGAACGTAGCTCATCTGTTAGTGGCATACCACTTGCTTTTGCTTCAATCAATACAGTTTCTGGATCCCAATATTTATATTCTTCCATCGCTGTTTTTTTTAATTCAGGAAAATCCCATCTACCCTTTTTACAATCCATTAGTATTGCGCTAGGCTTATAAGAATTTTTTGGATAAAATATTCCCCAGGTTGATATTGCTGAAAAGTCGGCGGTCTCTTTTTTGCTGTAGGCGGTATCATAACTTTGTATGATGTGCACCATTTCAGGCGGGTCCTCTTCTTCCCAAATCTTCCACCACTCTCTTTTAATAATGGAACCTTCTTCTGAAACAGGATTTTGTTGCCACTGTGCTTGCCATTTTTGTTCAGTCAGAGAAGCCTTGACACTTTCCAATTCTTCTAGTTTCCAATACTGTGGCCAGATTGGCTCATTGCTTGGCAAAATAGCAGGGAACTCTACAACTTCCCATTGATCTGCTTTTGGTTCTGTTTGTGCTTTCATCAACTGACCAGTCAAATCTTTCGTAGACCAACGTGTCATAACAATAAGAATTCTACCTCCTGGCTGTAAACGTTGTCTAGGACCAGAGGTATACCACTCATACGCGTTATCCATTGCTGTCTCGGATAGTGCATCTTGTTCCGAATGAGGATCATCAATAATCAAGAGATCCGCACCACGGCCCGTGATTGCACCACCAACACCCGCAGCAAAATATTCTCCACCA